TTCTGCCGCAGGGCCTCCATGGCTTCTGTGCTGCCCGTTACGCTGTCACCGGCAATGGCGAACACTTTGGACATCTGAGCGTCAAATCCGCTTCCTGCCTCATAGATCGCCGAAGCCGCGTTCTTCAGCGGCACGGTAAAAGCGGCCGTCATGGCAGCGCCGCCGATGGCGAGATTCCTGCCCATGTTGGCCATTTTGCTCTCAGCGCTTTTGACTGCGCCGTCAATTCCGCTTGTATCGAGGTTAAAGCTTGCGAACAACTCGCCAACTTTCAGCGCCACTCATCTCACCACCTTAATTGCGCGATCCGTTTGTGGAAAGAACAGACGCAAAGAAAGCCGCGGCCTGCGACCTTCCTTCTTCCTCTGTCTGGTCTTCCTTTGGTTTTCTTTTCATTTCCTCTATTCGGGCCGCTGTCGCACCATATGGGGAAAGGTTCCGGAACAGGGCCGAGAACCGTCTCCAGGATATGATGTCAATCTGCTCTACCAGGTCGATGCCGTAATCCCGCAGGAAATCAGCCTCAACCGCGTCCCATATGTAGAGCAGATTTACTTTTTTGCCCTGGAGTTGGTGGAAACCATGCCGTCCTCATCGCTGAGTTCCTCCACATCGTCTCCGTCAACATCCTTGCCGTTGATGGTCTCAAATACCATCTTGATCAGATTGATCAGCTGATCGCTCTGCATTCCTTTCGCGCAGAACTCGCTGATCGCTTCCTTGCCAAAGAGCACGTCCCCTGCATTAAGCAGCATCTTCGTCGCTTCAAATTCGGAGATATTCGCATCGTTCGTCCTGGCCAGCGTCACCATCACGATCGCAGGGATCTCGGGCTTCACCGGATATTCCTTCCCGAAAACGGTCACAAGGATGGGTTCCTGCTTTTTCTCGGTCATAAAATTATCGAAATTCAGCGTGCGGTTTGCCATGATTTTTCCTCCTTAAAATCATATGCGCCGGATAGGACGGTCCTACCCGGCGCGTTTTTTTGATGCGGTTACGAATCGGTGACAGTCACGGTCAGCGTGGCGGTTCTCGCGCCGTTGACCGTGGTCACGACAATCCTCGAGGTACCGGCGCTCAGCGGCGTCACAACAAAGGTGTCGTCCGTGATGTTGCTCACGGAAGCAACCTTCTTGTTGCTGGAGCTGATGCGGAACCGCTGGTTGCTGGCATTGGTGGGATTGAAAACGATGGTAATGATCTTCGCCGTTGCCCCGACCTCCATGGACAGGGTTGTGACGGCAGAGTTGCCATCCTTCAGGGAGATGCTGGACAGCTGCACATAGGGCAGCGTGTCGACATCGCCCACCTGCTCCAGATCCCAGCTCTTGGTGTCCTCGTCCTCATCGGAAGAGACCTCGCTGCCGGTGACAATAAAATCACCGACAATCGCCGTTCCGTAGGGATCGACAATTTTCAGGGTGGCGTCATCGTCGCAAACGCCGCTGGTGGCGTAGTCGTCCAGCATCGCCTGGCCGGGATCCACATCGCCGGTCGCGGCATCCACCTTGGGCTTGCCGGACAGCGTCAGGGATCCGCTGCGCTTGGAGACATAGGGCTCTTCCCACAGATCAGTAGCCGCGGATCCGTCCTCGGTGTCGCTGTCAGTGCTGCGGGTCAGCTCTTCCAGGCCTTTGATGCGGATCCAGGTTTCGCTGTTCTGGCTCTTGTCCTGGATGAAGATCCCCCAGTTCCGAATATTAGTCGGGCAGGAATTCTTGCGTCCTTTCGACATGGTTCATCATTCCTTTCTCAGTTGCAGTACTTCACTGCGATGTTGGTTACGTATACCTCCCGCTTTTTGGTGTCCGGGCCGAGTCCGGAGGCTGCGTTGATGACCGTTATGGTGACATCATGCCCGTCTCCGTTCAGAAAGCCGGAATAGTCTTCCAGCTCCTGTGCGATGGCGTAGGAAACCTCGTAAGCGGTCCGTATGCTTTTGGCCCGGTTCATGATCTGGAAACGCGCTGTGGAGTCCGGGCCTCCCACACCGCTGTCCGTGGAAAAAACACAGATGCAGTCATCCGGAGAATCCGGCATCCGCGCCCAGTGAATGTCGCCGTCCGCGCTTTCATCGGCAACAGTGCCGAAGCCGCAGAGTTCCAGATGACGCGCCAGTTCTTCCAAAAGATTCATCGTGATCACCCCATCTGTTCTTCGTAAGCCCTTCTGATCAGCTCCTGCATCTCCCGCTGTACCGCGGAATCATTCGCCGGATCTTCCAGGTATTTGGCCTTCCGGCCTCTCTGATGCTGGAACTGCATGTTTTCATGCTGCACCACAGCGTACGGCGTGTCATACGATACTGTTCCGCTGCTGCCGTCCTCGGCCACATCCACATAGCAGGAATTCTTCAGCGGACCCTGATCGAGAGGGACTTCCTCCTTGCTTACCGCCGCCAGATGATCCAGCGCGGACCATGTGCCCTTTTTGGTGCACTGTTTCGTGATGTTTTTGATCTTCGCCTTATCCAGGCGGACTTCTACCCTGAACCCTCTGCTCACTGCAGAACCACCTCCAGGTGGTCTTCAGTAAAGCCGAAAGCGCGGTAGCACTCGATTACGATGTACTCCGTCTCGTCCACGGTAACGATGGATCGTTCCGGGATCGGCGTGCCTTCACAGAACATCGTGGCTCTGGCCAGCACCTGATCCATCGTGCCGGAAGGGTTCTTGTACGTGTGTTCAAGATCGCGTCTGCGCTGCAGGCGGCATGCTCTCGTTTCCTCATCGCCGTATATGTCCTCCCCGTTGGCGGATCGGATCCACGGCCGGATGGTGGCGGTCTGCCTCAGCAGAAAGCCGATCATGCTCATTCGCTCACCGCCCTCGGAAGCCCGCGGTACAGGAGACCCGCACGTAGAAGGACGGAATAGGCAGCTTCGCAGATCGTTTTCCGGGTCAGCCCCGTTCCGTTTACGCCTTCTTCGAAGTTCATGGAGAAATCGCCGATCCTGAACGCCGAAACGCCGTTCGGGATTTCTCCCATCTGTTCCTGAAGACTGTGTTCATGAGCAATCTGATAAGCAACGGCCTGGTTAAAGGCTTCGATCTCATCAGTTTCCTTTGCTTCATTCGGAAAGATAAACAGCTTCATCCGGTCCGCCATCATGTCGGTTTCCTCTTCGGTTGCCGTTCCGGTCCACGTATGCACATCAGCCATTTCGCTTCACCTTCTTCCGGGCGGGAACCCTCTTTTCCGTGGCCTCAGGGGCGCTTCCGGGCGCCTCAGCGTCCTGTACAGGTTTCCCTATACCCAGACGGAGAAGACGCCCGGAGAGCGCGGGAGGCGCGTTAATGACAACGCCTGCCGGAATAACCCTGCCGTATTCAGGCTGCGGAAGAGGTTTCGTCAGCCGAATCTTCATTCACGCGCCTCCTTTCCGGATTAAGTGCCGGTCGCCACGTACTTGACTTCGATGGTGACCTGAGACGCGCTGTCACGGGTGACAGTGACCTTGGAGGCCGTCGCACCGCCGCCGGAAGTGGCAGGCAGGCCAACGATATCGGCCTTTCCGAAGTCATTGGAGAAGGCATAGCCGTCAGCCGCGGTGAGGACCACTTTCGCGGTATAGACCGTGCTGGCCGCAAAGGCCACGGCTTCAGGAGTCCAGGTGATGGCCGCGGTATAACCGGTTCCGGAGTCATGGGACGCCTGGGGCGTGCCGTTCTTCGCGGGCTGAGTCACGTTATACTTGGCAGACTCGATCACCGTCAGAGCACTGGGCTTCAGTACGGCAAACGGATACCTGGTCGCCTTGGTGGGGTTCACGCGGTTGATCGGATTGGGCATCGCCCAGCCGGCGCGGAACACGACGCGCAGGGCCACCATATCCTGCTGCGCCAGGTTGTACACGATCTCGTGGGTGCTGGGATCCTGGATCACCGCTTCGGTCAGAAGCTTCGTGGTGATGTCGGTCCGCATGGCCCAGACAGCCTGGCTCCAGTCGCCGCCGAGCAGCAGGACCTCTTCCGGATCCATGACCTCGCTCTTCGGGAACATCGCTTCGGCACCGTCGAGCTCATAGACGCTCTTGCCCTGAGCGCCGTCACGATACACCGCCCGGCCGAAGATCGGCAGGCCGTTGTTGTCCACAGCGCCGCGCAGGATGGAGCGCATCTTGATGGCGCCCACATAGGCGGAAGGAACATAACCGTCATCCTCGATCAGGGACAGCAGACCGTTTTCGCCCATCAGCTCCTGATACAGGTTCCCGCCGTTCAGGTGGGTCAGGTAGTTGCCGGCATCCACGGCAGCGGGGATGATCCCGGCCGGGAAGTTGGAGGGCTTGTTGATGCCGAGCAGGACGGCCTTGTCAAAGGCGGCGCCGATGGCTTCACGCATCCTGGGGGACACATTTCCCCAGATGTCATAGTCGCTGTCATCCAGCACGTTCTCGGGGATCGGAACGATGCAGGCGATTTCCTCAGCGTACAGCTTGACGTTTTCCCACGCCATGCTGGTGGTCTGCTTCAGGCCGGTATCGCCGTCCACGAAGTAAGCCATGGGCAGAGAACCCAGAACCGGAATTGCGCGGGTTTTGGAGCTCATGTCCGGCAGGCGGCGCATCAGCCGCATGACGATGGACTGCTCCGGTACAGACTGCAGGATCTCCCGGGATTTCTCTTCAGGGATCAGGACTTCAGCACCACTGCGATCAATAAGTGCCATGGTAAATCACTTTCCTTTCTTTTTCAGTTCGGTTGGTTTCATTCAATACTGCGTCCGGCAGCTGCGCGGATGATCGAATTGATCTCGCTGTTGCCGCCGGTGCCGTCGGATCCGCCGGAACCTCCGTGCGTATCCTTTCCGCCGCCCCAGCCGCCTCGATGGCCGTTGCCTCCTTCTTCGGCAAAGAGATAGGAAGAGCTTTCCTTCAGGGACTTGATCTGGTCTTCCAGTCCCGTCAGGTTGCCCTTGTCATCCTCCCCGATTTTGGCAGCGTCCAGCAGCTTCTCAACCACAGCGGCATCGCGGACCTTGGCTTTCGTCAGGGCTTCCCTGATCTTTCCGGACCGCTTCATGCCGGTGATTGTGGCATCCCTTTCCGCCACCTGCTGTTTCAGCGAATCTATGGTCGTCTGGAGAGCATCCGCGCTTTCGCCTTTCTGCTTTGCCTCGGCCAGCTGCTGATTCAGGGTGGTGATGGTTGCCTTGAGCGTTTTCTGTTTGCCCATTTCCTCATCGATCCGTGTTTTGGGAACCCAGCTTCCGTCATTGGTCGGGATAATGGTCAGACCGTCCACGTCCTTGAGGGCTGTTTCCACCTGGCCAAACAGATCGTCACCGAGGTGAGCCTTGAGCGTTGATACATCCATCTGTTCTTTCCTCCTTCGGTTTTTTATGCAGGTCCCTTCCTGCTCTGAAGTTCCGGGTAAAGCCTCCCGGACAGGCAAACAAAAAAGCAGGCTGGTGTGGGCTCAGTCTGCTAATTTGACAGGGATACCGGCTCCGCGCAGCCCTGTGGCTGCTCCTGCACGTTCCGGCGCGCCGGACAGGTTTATACCTGTCTGACATCCAAACGCGCCGAAAGGGCCGTTTTTGTGCCGAAGAGCGTCATTCTTCTCCCAGCGCTTCCTTGGCAGCCGCGATTGCAGTTCTTGTGCTGCCGGCTCTGAAAAGGCCCTGCGCGTAATTCCGGAACACGGTGGCCTGACAGTTCTTGTATGCCAGGTCTGCGCGTTCCAGCTCCTCCGGAATGGAAACCAGCTGTTTCAGCACGTTCCGGGGAATCGTGACTTCGTTCAGTGCCGCAGCTGCCGCTTTGGTCCTTGCCATCATGATCAACTCCTTTCAAAATGGGCATAAGAAAACCGCCTCACGCTTTTGCGGGGCGGTTATCTTTGGGATTCTGTCTTCTTCCGGATCATTTCGCGAACCTGCTGAACGGCCTCCTCTGTAGACTTTGGGGCATCTTTCGGCAGTTGATCCGGAGGCGTAATTCCACGGCCGTCGTATTCGACGATCTCCTTCATGGTGCATCACCTCTCGTCTATAACTATACCACTTTCGGAGAGAATTGTAAACCATGGTTTCATACTCATCTCGCTATGAATAGCAGAGCTGATTTTTTCATGGATCGCCCCGATTTCTTCGTCTGTGAATTCAACAGTCGATTTTGTGTAGGTGTATATATGTCCGTCTGCGCAGACGACAACACCTTTAGAGTATCCGTGAAGCAGAGCGGAAACACCGTCGTCAAGGGAAGGCGGTGTGTTGTTCGGATGGTTGTGAATGGAGATGATTCCCCGACCTTCGTTATGCGCCTTTGCAAGCGCTTCAACGATGCCCTGATCGTACCGGACGCCAAGATTTCTGTCGGAAGAATCCAGCCTGTAGAGCAGTTCTCCTGTCTTCGAGTCGAGAAGAACAAGATCTTCATAGTTTGTTCCGGTTCTGTGAAAAAGCATCCGCTGAGCTTCGTCCGCAATAACGGAATCAGCATCCTGATGTCCGGTTATGCCTTTGAACCGCTCTCTGTATTCCGGGGAGCTGATATAGGTCTCGTTGATCGTGTTTTTGTCAGAGGGTTCGTAAGCAAAAGAAGACTCGATCGTTTTAGCGGCCTGTCCATGCGGAATCTCCCGCTCTCTGTGACGGTACAGATAATTGTCCGCCGGCTGGCTTTCAATCAGATCGTCCAGAGCATCCTCCCACTGGCGGACCTTGTTCCGGGCCTGCATTTTCTGCTGCGGCGTCTGGGCCACGATGGCGCGGTCCTTGTACTTGCGGATCATGCGCTCCATGTACCGCTGCTTTGACCGGGCTGTGTAGGACGGTTCCTCCGGGCCGATCTCCCTGGGCTCCGTCCGGAAGCCTCCTGCCGGGGCATGGGAGATATCCGGATAGTAGGTCGTGATCCCGTGCAGGCACCGCGGATGGAAACAGCCATCGTTTTCTGCATCGTCCAGGGATGGATAATCCGAATCATTCCCGCTTACGGAGACGATCACGCCTTCCCAGGCTGCGCAGATCGGGCAGCTGCCGGCGTGTCCGTCGATGATGGCCAGGTCGTATCCGTATTCCTGCATGGTGTCGACGTATCCGGAGATTGTGCTGCGCTCGATTGCCGTCAGCACAGCCATTTCAGCGTAGTTTTCCAGCGTCCAGTGGTGGCCTCCGCGGTCGATGAATCCGTCAATGCCTTCATCGGCAAATGCTGTCAGCGCCTCCCCGACGGCCTGGCGTGTGTTCATGGTGCCGGTGGCCATCTCGGAGGATACGGCGCCGATGATGTCCGCGTATTTGTCATCGAACTGCCGCAGGATTCGCCTTTCAGAGGCGTTCAGGCTGTTGTTCAGGTCTGCCAGTATGTACCCCGCTTTCATGCTGTTGGGGCTGGTGTGCACCGTATCGCCCAGCACGGATCGCATATCCGCGCGGAACTTCTGGCTTCCTGTGACATATGCCCTGTCCATTACGTTGGACAGCAGCTTCTCCCGCTCATTGTGAGCATGGCTCATATCCCGCTCCAGCTGCGCATGCGCTGCCAGAACCTCGTTGGCTTTCCGCTCGGCCCATCCGCTCTGCGTGATTCCCCTGGAAAACCTTCCGGATACGCTCCGAAGCATTCTTTCTCTGGCGTTTCCGTAAATGATCTTCAGCCCTTCCGCGATTTCCTCCTTGTCAGCCTCCGAAAGCGGCCTGACACGGTGGCCGTCCATGCCGGTATTGAATCCGTATCCGGCCATCAGGCGTCACCTTCCTTGCCTCCCTGATCAGGCGGCGTATGGAGATCTCCGGCCTCCGCAATAGCTGTCGGATCTGCCGTACCGAACTCCTGCATAATCCGCTTGACTTCTTCCTGCACTTCGCCTTCCTCCCAGTCGGGGTGAGTCATCTTTACCTTGACGTAGGTGGAAACGGCCTGTGCATCGTGAAGCATTTTTACGGCGTTTGCCATGGTGGAAATATCCGTGGACATGCAGTCGGGGAATTCCACGATCACGCGGTCCGTTTTCTGTATTTCTCCCTGGTGGTAAAGCTCGCTGTCCAGCTGCAGCACGCTGGTCAGGAACCTCTCCAGGGGCATGCTCCAGTAGTTCAGCTTCTTGGATCGCGTGGAGAAACTTTTCTTCTCCCGGATCAGCAGCGCGGTACCGCTGGCCGCCTGGCCTTCGATATCCAGACCGAAGGACTGCGGGGAATATCCGCACATGCTGATGATGTTCCGGATCAGCGAATCGGCTGTTTTCGCATGCTGGTCCGCCCGGATCTCGAACTGCGACGGCGTGATCTTCATATCCTTGTCATTGGCGATGTCCAGGGCCACCAGCGTTTCCACGTCCTCGTCAAACTCCCAGGTATACCGGTTGTCGGAGAACATATTCTGATTCCCCCGCTTCCGCAGATACTCCGCTGGAACGATCAGACGGCTTTTCGCCAGCCGGATATCCCGGAACCAGGACGAGAAGGTTTCATCCAGCTCATCCAGAAGATCCCGCAGCCCCTCAAACTCACTCCGGCCGTAATCGCGCTTTCGGATCCGGCTGGGCTTCACGTTGGGGATGTGCACGGCCATCATGCCGCCGCCCGGAACGATGACCTCCTCTTCGATACCATAGGTTTCCAGATCCGCAGCGCTTTCCGTGCCCAGCGTTCCAGCATCGCCGATAAACACGGCGCTGATGATCCTTCCGGGCTCATACCGCTCATACAGGCGCCACTTCTTTCCGGACCTCCGGTCCGACTTTATTTCCGTGAAGAAATGCACGCAGACCAGTCTGCTGAAGCGGTATTCCGGAACGGCGTCCCTGCCGTCCACGTAAAGGATGGACGGAAACTCCAGCTTGTCCGTATCCCAGTTGCATTTCAGATAGACATCTCCGCAGGCAGCTGCCGCTTCCGCGGCCTCCTGGATCAGCGACTCAAAGATGCTCTCCCTCAGGATCCCGTCCAGCCGTTCCTGCTGCGCCTTCTTTTGGACGTTCTGATCACCGGTCTTCCGTTCATCGTAGATCCGGCATCTGGGTGCATTCCCGAACAGCATGTTCGCCGATACGGAAGCAATATCTGCGGCAAGGGGCACGTGAACCTTCGCTTTGCTCCTGCGCTTCCAGAAAGATCCGTTAATCGCGGTGGCAGCGAGTTCCTTGTGCAGGCCGCTGTATGCCGCCCAGTGTTTCCGGACGTATTCACCGCGCACGGCTGTCAATTCGTCCCAGGCCTCCAGCGGCGTAAAGAATTCTGTCAGTTCGCTCAATCTTGTCACCTTCCATCCATGATCCGGCAGCAGGTTGCTGCGCTGTCCGGCGCGTCATCATGCTCCGCGGCGTCGGTAAAGTCCATAATCTGTTCAATGTATTCCGGGTCCGTGCCTTTGACGAACACAATGTTCGACCACCATTTTTTCAGGTAGGTCGAAATTTTGATGTACTTGTTCTGGCTTTCCGTATATCCGAAGGCAAATCCGCCCCGGTTCCGGATTTCCTTGCTCAGATATCCTTTGTCTCCGTTCAGCTCACAGTGAATCGGTCCGCACATCAGCCTGTTTGCTTCCGCCATGGCCATATTGAGCACTGTGTCAACGTGAGTATGCCAGAGCTTTCCGTACAGGTAGATCTTTCCGCCGGATATCTGGCAGCAGGTGAAGGCGGTGTAATCCTCTCCTCCGTAAGCCGCGTCGATATGGGCAATGCCGTTCCTGAGCTTGTCCTCCGCTTCCTCAACCGGTCGCGCTGTATCGAAAAGCGCTCCTTCCGCGGCGATGTGCTTCAACTCGTAGTTGGCTGCGAACAGCGAAGGCGCCATGCGCATCCGCAGGTCCTCGATCTGCCTTTCAGAAAGCAGGCCGGTGGAATAGCAGTCATAACGAATCGGGGGCGGCATCAGCGTAAAGGCGTCTTCCTTGTGCCAGGGCGTGCCGGTGTTAATGATCCGACCGCCCGGGTTGCGGAGGTTCTGCAGCTCCTGGTAAATGAATTTCGTCCGCTCCCGTTCGGCCCGGCTCTGCCGGTCCAGGCGGTTGACAATATCGTCTGTGATGATGATGTCGGCATGCTTGCCTGTCAGAGATCCGCCCAGACCGATCCCGAGCAGCTGCGGAGCGCCGCCGATCCGTGCGTACAGGCTGGTCACGATCTGCTTGTTGGTGGCCTTGTACAGTTCCAGAGGCTTTCCTGTGAGCACCTGGCAGACAGCCTGTGTCAGCGGATGCAAAAAAGCGCTCCGGACAGCCTGCAGCACTTCAGCTACATCGTTATCCGTCTTCCGGAGAAAGATGATGTTCTTTTCCCGCTGCGTCATCATGATCTCGGCGATCGATACGCCGAGGCAGGTGGTTTTGTAGGATCCGCGGTGGGCCTGCAGCGTCATATCGTCATTGCCCCAGATGATTTCGCGCATCCACGGCCCATGAAGCCGATCCGTCAGCAGGGTATAGCCCAGCCTTCTCCCGTATTCGGAAGGGTGTTTGAGCAGCCACAGGGCCGTCTCCTGCTGTGACGTGAAGGCATTACTGCCCATCCTTGCTCACCGCCTTCGCAACCTCATCCAGCAGGCTGTAATCCGCACTGGTAACCTGGATCTGTTCCTCCCGTTTTTCTCTCCAGCGATCCGGCCTGCGGTTCTTCAGCCAGAATGCAGCAGCTCCGACATCCGGGGCCATTTCCTTCTTCACTGACCGGACGTTCTTGATTTTTTTCTCCATGACCGGGTTTCCGTCATCGTCCTTCGCTCCGGTGTCGATCAGTTCGAAGTCCGTTGTTGTCTCCACGTATGTGTAGCCGAGAGCCCGTTTCAGCAGAGCGTTTTCAACCTGTGTATCTACGGGGGCTTTGCCTTTTTTAATGACCTCCCGAATCTCCCGGTGTTCTGTCTGCCAGCGGTAAAAGGTTGTGGAGGAAATGCCCATTTTCGCGGCAATCTGGATATCTGTGAGGCCTTCCCTTGCCCATCCCTCGAGATAGAGCAGTCCGTCCTCTGTCAGCCACTCCTG